CAAAAGAGAACACTCATAGCGGTTTCCGATGGATTTTATCAGGAAGGAAATTAAAGGGTGAGAATATGGAAGGAATCCAACGTCTTTTCGAAAAGGAGAAATCCGCCGCATTACACAATGGAACTTTCAACTCGCCTATACTTTGTGCCTTTAGGACACAAGCTTCTGGTGAGTATGATGACGATGGCTCCCAGACTGGCACATGCAAACATAAGACTAGATTAGTCTCTATGTATGATTTAGTGTCGATCGTAAACGAGCTTCAGTATTCAGTGCCGTTCCAAAGTCTGATAGCACAACAGGATTTCTATGCCGGTGGAAAGGATGAACATGAAATAAGCTCAATCATTATGAGGTGGAGAGTTGCGTACAAACGATTTTTCTCAATCGATTACTCTTCCTTCGATTCTACCATTTCAAGTTGGTTGATTGAGGACGCCTTTGCTATTATTAAGGATTGCTTCAAACTTGATGATGAACAGTCATCTCTATTTGACATAATGGTACATGACTTTATCCATAAGACATTTGTCTTAACTGAAGGTCTATTATCATGTCATAGAGGTGTGCCATCAGGATCTATGTGGACTCAGATTATTGATTCGATAGTTAATGCTATTGTTATCAAGACTTATTTTAATGCCATGCATCAACGGTGTAATATGATCATAATGGGTGATGATAATTGTATATTCACTAATTATGATACTACCATAGATGTCTTAGCTACATATATAAGTAAGAACTTTGGTCTAATAGTTAAAGTGGAGGATAAGTCTAGTTTTGGGTCAACTAAGAATAAGGAAGGAATTAAATTTTTATCTAGATATTGGAGATTCGATGGCCAGTACAGACACCCGAATTTACTCCTTTCAAGAATTTTATTCCCCGAGAGATTCAGACCTTATTCTAGCGAAGTTACCCCAGAAATGGTTGTTTTCGCGTTTATTCTAACTTATGGCATTGGAATGAGATACCTGATTGATTGCAGAAAGTTTCTATTGGAGAACCGGATAAGTAAGCGAGATCTGTTGGATAGGGTGGATAGTCGATATCTTCCTGGTAGCCTGGCGTA